AATGCTGATCTGGAAATTGGTGAAAACAAGCTCATGAATGCTTGGGGAAAGTTTATCGAGTCAGAAATCGCGTGTCGGAAGATGAATGACGTAATAAGGTCATGTAGTACCGACTACCCCTCTTGCGCTGGTTACGCCCTTCCTTTTATGGAAGCGGTTAAACACTATGCGCGTCAAGAGATAGCTCGGATACTTGGACCTGTTCCGGATCTTCATTCTCTGAACATCGGTTTTGGACCTGGAGCTTCGACAACTTTCAAAGGTAGTACAACGGCGCGGCATAAGTTAAATGCCACGCCAGTGTGTAGTTCGGACGCCCGTCACGCAATGGAAAGCGTGTGGGAGACCATTCCGTACTTAGCATTTTCCCATAGAGGGAGATGTAGAGTTGGGATTGGCGAATTGTCCTTTGTACCTAAGAATGCCAAAACAATGAGAAGTATAATGATTGAACCTGTGATGAACACGTTTGTTTAGAAAGGTATTGGTGATTATATTAAAACTCGTTTAAATGTTATAGGTGGATGCAATTTAAAAGATCAATCTATAAACCGAGAAAGAGCCAGGATTGGCTCTATGTATGGTACTTATAGTACCATCGATCTCTCGTCGGCATCAGATATGATAGTTTATTTGCTAGTTGTTGACTTACTACCAATGGAATGGGTAGAACTTTTAACTACTTGGCGAACAGGTGATGTTGCTGCAAAAGGTTTATGCAGAGATACTATTAGTCTGGAGAAGTTTTCCTCAATGGGAAACGGCTTTACATTCGAATTAGAATCTCTTTTATTCCTATGCATATCACGTGCGGCTGTCATAGCTAGTAATGGAAACCCTGATGTTTCTGTGTTCGGAGACGATATTATCGTACCAACCGAACATTTTGACATCGTGACCACCGTCTTATGTATGTGTGGGTTCTCGATAAATATTGAGAAATCCTACCATACTGGGGCGTTCCGCGAAAGTTGCGGGGGTGACTATTACATGGGTACAAACATTCGACCTTTTTATGTAAAGGACCGTCTAACATTCGCTCGTGTCGTTGGTTTACATAACCATATACGACGTCTTCAGTACGAATGGCGTTACTCTGAAATAGAGAACACGCATTGTCTGGAAGCGAGCTGGATGGATGAACTCTGTGACTTCTTAACGTACTCACTTCCTGCCTCCCATAGTTATTGGGGGCCGGATGGATACGGTGATGGTCACTTAGTTACATTTGACGGTTACTCCGGTAGATACACCAAGATTTCTCACAAACTTGACGGTTATTCAGGGACCTGTTTTAGCACTTA